GATTTAATATATTTAAGAACTTTGTCTTTATCCATATTTCCCCCACCTTCATGAGCTATGGGATAATAAGCTGTAAACTCACCACTTGACATGGCAATTCCTATGACTGATCCTATCTTTCGTGGCCATCCTGGGCCCATTTTCTTCAGTTCTGTATCACAGGTTTCCAAATCAATCGCTATAACTTTTTTTCCTTTCATTGAAGGAAACTCTGTAGGGTGTAACCATTCGGACTTAACTAAATCTTGATTAAATAAATCACGCACCATTTTTAAGCTCCCCTGCTATAGCTATATAAGCCGATCCGTCTACATAATCGTCAACATTATGTTTCCCAACTTTTGATCTAGATACTTTTACTAATGCCATCATCATTGCCGCTTCATCAGCTGTTATAGCAGCTACTGGCTTTAATTTATCATCAAGATATATATTCCAAAACTCTGCAATTTGTTCATGATTTTTAAAAGCATCACCATGTGATTCTTGTCTGCTGTTGCCCACCAACTCTGCAGCTTTCATCAATATTTCTTCTTTTCTCATAGTATAAATCCTCTCTCTTGTTGGGGTTGTATTATATGTAGTGCTTTCTTTGCGCGTGTAGCCCCTACATAGAATACACGGTTAGTATCGTCTGAATCCTTTTCCATCTCATCCCTATTAGCTCGGGATATATCAGTGAAGAGCATGACATTGTCACACTCTCCACCCTTAGCAACATGGATTGTACTTAAGTTAATGAGAGGATCCGCAGTTAAATTTTCTGGATTAAATCTTTCTAAAGCCCTTAAATATTCTTTGTCTCTATCGCCAATCTTTTCAAAAGCAACATCCCAAGGAACACTTGTTTTAAGTAATCCGTGGTGTTCAACTAGCTCTTCTATGCCGTAAGACTGTTCTTCCTTACCTTCTCCCTCAAATGATTTCAAATTTTTATAACCTCTGCGTACTCCAGTTACAGAAGTTAAATGAGTATATATATCTGTTACATCTCTATAAGAAATGTCCTTAGCTTCATGTAATCTATTCCACGCATCTACTGCATTTAATAAATCTTTTCTAATAGCCATCTTGTTATTCTTTTTATAAGGTAATCCTTGTATGCGCAGATCATTCTCAATTTCATTAAACATATATTTGCAAGTTGCTAATACTAGCCACTTTCCCTCACGAACATTAACTGCTTCTGGGTAAGCATGAAATTTAAGAACTCCTTTATAATCACGTGGTTTCCATTCTTTATCTCTTCTATTATGTATTCTACTCGCTATCTCCTGGGCAATTTTATGTACAGATTGTGGGCACCTGTGTGATTGATCTAATACCCTTACTTTTCCTGGCATATTAATTAAATGCTCTACATCTGCCCCAGCCCATCTAAAAATAGCCTGGTCATCATCACCACTTATGTAAACTCTTTTAGCATTTCTCCACATTTTCTCAGCCATTTCCCATTGCAAATTGTTCAAGTCCTGCGCCTCATCAATAATGACAACATCTAGTTTAGGCACTGGACCGGATTCAATATAGGTTGAAAGCATATCAGTAAAGTCATGTTTATAATTCTTTTCTTTATAATCTTCCAAGGACCTATAGGCGCGAGATAATTCTGGCCATGCCATATCTAAATTATATTTATTATAAAATTCTTGCACCTCCATCTTCTTAACTCTTGCCTTATTTATAATTCTTAAAAATTTATTATCAGTTGAAATTATGCCAGTATCATCCCAATCCTGTGAAACAAAATTTAAATCTACTCCATAATCAATTGAGAATTTTTTATAGTCTTGAGCATTCATAACTTCAGAATGAGTCATTCCTAATTGTCTTTTACCAAATGCGTGAAGAGTACTAAAATAAGGAAGATCGTCATCGCTTAAATTAAATTTTTTTGTTGCTCTATTTCTGGCTTCATCAGTTGCTTTGGTAGTAAAGCTGACGAAAGCTATAGCTGAGGGATCAGTACCCTCTTTGAGCTCCCGGTCCACTACCCTCAGTAGATTCTCCGTCTTGCCTGTACCTGGAGGTCCTAGTATAATATTAACGTCTGGCAATTCTGCATTCTCCTTTCTTGTCAACAAATATAAATTTCATTTTTAATTTCTTTTGTTCTTGGGTTAATTGTCTACATATACGTGTTCCTGGCTTCCAGGTTTTACGATAACTCTCACTCTTTACATCAAATATATTTACTACGCCTTTCTCATTTATGGCTATAAGATCAGCAGGACCTACCCCATATAAATTTTTAAAAACAAAATATCCTTTATTTATTAAAAATAATATTGCTATTTGTTCACTATGCATTCCTTTTTTTAACTTAGAAAGGGACGACATTTTGTTCCTGTATTTCATGTTCAGTATCCTGTGTTTTAAATGAAGGAACACCCCACGTGTTCACACCTTTACCATTAAGTTTCCAAAATTTAGAAACTCCTTTAACTTTTCTTAGCTCCGCAATAATTTGTCCTGTGTTGCTATAGTGAGTAAATTTATTTCTAATAAGATAAGCGTGTAAATCTTGTAATCTAAAATAAGTTCTTTGTAATTTAACTTCTTTTTTATTTTCATCCAGTTCTGTAACCCATTCAGTCCAAGGCTTACGTAATGTTAAGTCTTCTCTCTTTTGTGCCTGTGCCCGATCAGTACAAAACTCCTGGAGGTGAGATAAGAATTGACCGGACACAGTTCCATCATTAGCAAAATCTATTATATTAGCTTTTTTCAATAAGCTATTTACATATTTTTGCCAGTCGATGTTCTTCATCAAAGGAGGCATAATCTTTAAAACTTCCATTGCTCTCTTTTGAAATTTAGTTTGAATTTGTAATTCCTCTGTTGTTAACTGTATTTTATAATCTGATTTGGGATCATCAGACATTATTTCTCCAATAAATAAAGGTGGTTCAGTATTTAATACTGTAAGTGATATTATCTGCGCATATGCATTATCATTTCCTACCCCATGTTTTCTAGTTCTGCATAGATTTACATTACAATAAGAGACAATAGGTTGATCTTTACATTTGTACATGTACCCTTTTTTATCCAATGCTTTTACAACATTAGCAACTTCTCTATGATCCAAAGGTGGCTTCATAAATTGTTGATTATGTTCTTCTAATAATTTCTCCCAGTTGTCTGGATCAAATTTCTTTAAGTAGACTCCAATATTAAATAGTCCATTGTTTCTTGTTCCTGGTGGAAAGCCTTGGGAACATAACGCTTGTAAACAAGGTGGACCATCTTTAATTAATTCTTTAGGTGCTTCTGTTCCTGTCTTATCAATATCCTTGATGGCATACTTATCATACATATCAAAGAACTCTTCTAAAGTTGCTGCGGTTGCATCATCTTTAATTGCATAGCGAACTGACTTGTCACTATTAAAATAAGGAAGATTTAAAAAATTACCTAAATCCCCTTTTTCTATTTGAATTCCTGATTGCTTTGGAAAAACTTCTGAATTGGAATGGCCAATGATAGCTGCCATATCTGTTAATTTACTTCTAACCAATTTAGAAGCAATTGGTTGTTGCATAAATAGAAAGAGATGTGCTCCTCCACTTTTAGATTTACAATATACTAATGGTAAATCTAATTTTCTGATTTTGTTAATAAGTGAACGATGATCCAAAGGATAAGTATCAATATCAATGCATCCCCACTTAGTAGTATTATCAGCCCTAATAGGAATAATCCCAAGAGACGGAGCCTTCCCCTCAAGATGCTTTTCCCATAATTCATCTGTAACCTCCTTTGTTACCATATAGGATTTGCCTTGTTGCTTACCGTCAGCACGCGAACCGCCTGGTTGGTGCTGACCATAAGCTATATCTAAACCTTCAAATATAGATTTAAATTTTTTATATACCACTCAAAACTCCAATAAATACACCTAGAAAGGTATATCTTCGTTCGTTTCGGGTTGGGTTTCTTTATTTTGGATTAATTTAGGGACTTCCGGCTTTGCTTCAATTGCTCCGCTTGAAGCAGATTGAGCAAATGCTTTGCTTTCACCGTATATAGTAGCATCAGTAACCTGATCCCCTCTCTCAACTTGGAATCCAAACCAACTTCCTCTATCATTTGATTCACTTACTGTTGATAAAGTGTAAGTGAAAGCATATGTAGGGGGAGTAAACATACCAGATGGACCCTTAATCTTTTGTGATAACATTAAGCTATTCCAACGTCTGCTTTTCTTAAGCTGACTTGAAGCCATGCTGATCACAGCATTTTGGTATCCACTATCAGAAATTATAATAACATAATGATAGGCTGTTTGAACAATATGATTTCCACTAGGAAGAATCATTTTGTTGGTCATAGGGTCCCTTTTAGTTTGACCTATGATGCCACTTTCAGCATCATGAGAAGCAATAAATCCACCACCTTGTTCTCTAGGTTTCCACTCAACATATTTTAAGTGGTAGAAAACAGGGATAACTTTTATATTGTCAAAGGTTTCCTGTGTTACTGTATTATACAGTTGTCCTGCTTTAGCAGTTTCAATATATTCTGCTTTGGAAGGATTGAGTTGAGGACTTGAAGTTTGCAAAATACTTATGTAAGGAATAGCTGTATCCCTTGCTATATTAAGCTCACCAAATCCACTCAAAGATTTTGCGTCCTGTGCAATTACTGCCAGATCCACTCCATTACTTTTTTTAGGTTTTTCAGTTTTAGACATTAATATTTCCTCTATTCAGATTTAATTGTTGTTTTGTGACCAACAAAAGCGCCAAGAAGATCCATAGGAAGTTCTTTACCTGCTTCATATTGTTCACGGACGAAAGCGCGGAGGGTGGAAGGTTCGACCCATTCGCGTTGTGCAGATTGATATCCTTTCTCATTGAGATGGGACAACAATCCACTAGCTTTCTCTTCTTCATTCCTTCCAAAGCTACAAGTGACTTGGTTCTTTACTAAATCCCCAAATCCATTGTCTCTTAACCAAGTATACACTTTAGCTCTATTTTCTTTTAAAGGTGTAGCTGTGTAATACTCGGAAACTTTTATTTTACGACCATCAGATAATTTTAATTCTGATAATCCAACTTCTGAAAAAAGACTTGGTAAAACTTCTCTTGAAAGTTTTCTTTCATAGTCTTCTTTAGTTTTTAATTGTTCTTTTAATTTTGATATTTCTTCTTGGGTATCGGCTATATCGGTTGCCACTGCACCAATCTTACCCAAAGAATTTTCAGAAATGGTAGATGCATCTTCTTCCATTTGCTTCAGTAAGTTATTATTCATTGTTACCTCTCAAATCTATTTCTAAGTCATAATACCGCTTATCGTTACGGTCCCATTTTAAAACTTTAAATTTTCCGTTATTAGCTTCTGCTGCGATTGCACAACAGAGCCCTATTATAGCAGGATCTCCGATTAAAAGCAAGTAATCTTTATCATTAAAATCTTTTAATTGTTTTTTAAGTTCAAAAGTTAAAGGACCTGATGCTAAAATCATTTGTTTTCTGTCGGGAAGCATAATTTTTAAATCACCAAACTTCTCAGCTGAGCGAACATTGTAATCCATTACTTGTGGTATATAAACTGTCATATTTTTCTTTTTCTTCTTTCTTGACTCGCATTATAACATAGTATATAATTAAAGG